ATCCACATACTTACGTGGCATTTTGATTTCTACTACCCACACAGGCTCTGATTTTGATTTTGCACGGTGCTTGGTTACACCGTCAGGAGATATTTCTGCTACAACGTCATTGAAACTTTGTACTTTAACAGGAGAAACCAGTGTGTCTTTATGGTATTTTACTAGACATTCACGAGTTAATAATCTTTTTGCACCATTTGGATCAGGCATTTCTTTATATGGATAAAGCAATTTTACTGTGACATAGTGGCGGTCCATCAGTGGTCCTTCCAGTACCTCACCCTTGCTCCAGTTCTTGTAGGCATACACATCTATATCTTCCAGAATCTTTTCAAATTCCAGAAGCATGTCTAGCAGTGTATTGGTGTCAGATATTTTTTTGATCTGATCGTTAAGTATTTTAACGGAAATAGTCATAACATTTGCTCCTGTTACGACTATTTATCCGAAACAATCAGTTGTCGTGTCTGCCTTTGGCGTAGTCACCGCTGATAATAGTTTTAATACGGTGGCACATCAAGCATTTAGTTTTTAAGTTTTCTGGCTCATTATTGTTATGATTACCATCCAAGTGGTCCACTTCCAGCACACTACGCACCACACGGTTTTGCACAACTGGGTCAGCAATGCTGGAAATTCTGGGGTCGGTTAAAGGATCCCACCCACATTCTTCACACACTTCTTTTTTGCCGAAACTGTGTTCTTTAGTGCCTTTTGCTAAACCACCGTACTCGTATTGTTCTTTCTGGTGTTTCCTGCAAAACTTATCTGCACCAGGTCCTTCAAAGGGTGTAAGCATACGCTCACACCCAGTGATAGAACATCTGGTCTTTCTGGCTTTTTCTAACAGTTTACCTGTTTTAGGCTTATCAATACCTGAGTTTCTGAATGCCATTATTTCAACTCCTCTTTCTTGAAGTTGTAACGCATTGTACCGCTAAATGCTGGCACATCATACTTGAATCCTGCTTGCTTAACAGCCTGACAAATCCAGGTGGGTGCAACTTTAGTTTGGTTACAACGGCTTGGAATTGCTTCTGGATTACCCTGACGGTCTCTCCAACTGTTATAAGCTCGCATAACTTTAACATGCTTACTGTTCTTGGTCATCTGCCTGTGTTTCCAGGTGTTACCTGTAACTTTTTCCAGTACATCAACCAACTGCATGATATAGTCATCATTTACTTCAATGCCTTGTTCTTCACATGCACGGAAGATGTGGCACATGTTGTCAATTTCCAAGGGCTCTACAGGCTTATCAGGATTACTAAGTCTGTGATACTTAAACACATTGCTCAAAGTTTCCACACTAAACTTATCAATCCTGGCAGGAAAGATTTCTGAAGGACGTGATACAGCACCTGGCTTATCAGTGTTGCCAAACTTTTCATGCGTAAAGAACATATCATTTTCTTCTAATGCACGTTGAATAGCCTCCATACGCACATGCCAGGGATTGGCACTACCATTGTGGCGTACAGCATACACATAGTTGTCGTACAAATCAATTTTGTCCAGGCTTTTGTTCATGCTACCATCATTAAAGCCCACAAAACGATCACGAATTTTTGCTACATCTTTGCCTGGGTATACTGCTACTGGAAATTTAAGTCCTTTGGGCATTTTGGTGTTGCCTTTACCCATACCATAAAGTGCAACAATCAGCAGTAACAATGCAGTATGCTGGCCATCCCAAACAACCATTTGCTGTTTACCATCTACCTCGTCATAGTAAACACGGATAGGGTTTACAAAGAAAGGATCGAACTTGCCAAACAGTTCGCAAATCCAGTCCTTGTCTTTTTCTCTCTGAATAACAATGTTGATAATCATTTCATCTGGGATACCAACACCTTCGCCCATGCCCACCATATCAGGTAGCATGTCATTAAATTTTTTGTAATCAGGATAACGATCTCGAAACTCTTCACCCAGTTCTTGGAACCATTCGTCCAGAGACGGATCTTCTTCGAGTATTTCCTGGAATCTATCCCACAGTGTTGTGTAGGTATCTTTAGTGGATTGGAACTTGGTGTTCCATTGTTTTGCGTAATTGACACCAATTGGTTGGGTCATTAAACTCAGAACTTCGTTCTTTGGTTTAGACATAATATTTCTCCTGGGCCTTCTGCCCTAGTATTTTAGTTTCGTGCCTTCGGGCACACATAATATAGTAACAATGTTACTATGGATTTATTATAGCAAACAATGTCTGGTTGTCAACTATAATTTTTCACCTAGTTCAAAACCTCTAAAAGTCTTGAACCTGGGAAATCTTAGGCTATATGCATCACTGTCCTGGCTGATAGTCACAGCATCAGCTCTAACTTCAACCAACTGTCCAATAACAGCATCTTGGTTTGCCCAAATCTGTTCACGTATTTCGTCTGATAAACCGCTACCAACATTGAGGTGGAAGAATTTACCGTCGTCGGTCCCCTCAACAACAAGAGCACCTAACATACCTTCATTTTTGCCTGTGCCTTCTTCTACAGACACAACCTCTAAGGTAACTTCAATAAACGGCTTGATCTTTAACCATGCATGACTTCGCTTACACTTGTAGATATCATGTGAGGGCTTAATCATAAGGCCTTCATAACCTTTTTCAAGGGCAGTTTTATTCAAATCATTAAACAATTCCTGACCTTCTGGTTTGTCAAAGTTTACTATCCAATAGTCAACAACTTTGATACAGTCTGCTTTGTCTCTATACTGTTCCAATGCCAATTTTCTATCCAATTGAGTTTGGGTACCTTCACCGTTCTGAAACTCTTCCAAAGACAATACATCAAACAATGCAAGGTATGCATCCTGTGTCTGAGCTCCTTCCTTGCGGTGTACTTGCTTCATCAGAGTTTGGAAGTCCTCACTCATAACCTCACCGTCAAACACTGTGTCGTTGTATTCTGGCTTGCTCAGAGCTTGTTCAATGTGAGGGAAGTTTGTTAATAACTTACCATTACGTGAATACAATGTGGCAACACCATTTTGTACAATAGCAATAACACGAACACCATCATACTTGTATTCGATGATACATTCACCAGTAATCTTTTTAGGGTGTTTAGCACCATCGTGTGCTAACATACAACCAAACACAGGCACAGTACCAGGTGCTACTTTGTTCACAGTCTTTTCACTTACACCGCAACGCAAGTCTTTGATAAGAATCCTACGATACCAATCGTTCCATTCTTCCTGTGTGGCTTTAGCCATTGCAACCAGGATAGCATCACGAGCCGCATGTCCTGTGAGTTTTCGTTCCTCTAAATCCAATGCAAGAGTTTCGAAGTCGTCCCAACTAAGGCCCTCACCAGTAGGATCTTTCTTTTCAGGTACGTCCTTGACACCAAATGTCACCAAAGGGTTTAATGCTTTCATTAACCCGTGTCTGAACTTGCTGTCACCAATAAAGTTTCCAACAACTTCTTCTTTAAACAAACGACTGTTGTCGCTTTCCAATTTCTGAATAATATTCCAAGGTTGCATAAGTTTAACGTACCCTGCCATTAGCATCCACTGGTCATGTGAACATAACCATCTTTACACTCTTCAATTCGCTCACCGCAAATACAATATTCTTCTTCTTCCCTAGTAGGGGCACCAACCATATCACGCACTTGTGCTTCTGATAATGGTTTGCGAATAGTCAATTTTTCCAATTCTGCTAAAACATCCATTATACTATCTCCGCATTAGACAAATCATATTGGATAGCAATGCTTTCATACAATTTGTAATATTCGTTATCACTGTTTGGTCTGTGTTCACTACCATAAAGGTCAGCATCAACAAAGTTCCAGTTAATAGAACCATCTTCGTTGATATTTTCTTGTGTGCTTACAGCATTATTAAATGCTCTAGCAAATTCTGGTCTGTACTCAGCAACTCTGTAGTTTACTGACTTAGCAAAGAAACCCAATTTCTCAAGTTGAAGAACTAAACTGTTCATGCCTGGAAATTTACCAGTATCTTCGTATTCACCTAAAGTGATTTGCATTGGGTCATCAATGATGTAGAACTCATCATCTGCTGGAACAAAATCTAAACTAGCAACAAACTCTTCAACAAGTTTTTTGCCTTTTTCAAATGCTTCAGCATCTCTAGTTCTGTATTGGAAGTCATGTATTTCATGACCTTTTTTTAAGCCTGTTGGCTCTTTTTGCATTCCTAAAATTCTATATTGTAACATAAAAACTCCTACCTTTTTATTTAAACTATACATATATTATAGCAAAAAACGCAGATATGTCAACCAAAAAAAGTGCTTGAAATCTCATTAGAAATCAAGCACTTAGGCAAGTTTTACTTGCTATCGAATAGACCGATCAGGATAATGGCTACTATTAAGCCTACTAGTCCTGATTCACCTAATCCTTGCACTAATGATGTGAGGTTACCCACAACATCACCAATGATAAGAAGCGAGTCACCGAAAACGATGCCTGCCACTACACCAAGTGCAATGATTCCAACAAAAATGCTGGTTAGGCCAGACACTAAAGTCTGGATCGTACTAATTACATTATTCATATAATTACCTCCATGAATAATATTAACAGCATATATTATAACGAAATCAATGATTTATGTCAACCTTTTCAAATAACATCTGTGTTTATGAACTGACAGATCTACTAAATATTATTGTATGAGGAACACATTCCAACTACATCACAGCAGTATAAACCTTCAGACGTGTCAGGAGCCCAGGCCCCTTGCACGTTTTTTTATGAGTGAAAAACCTATACAAGGGAGTACCCAATGTCTAGAAAAAAACGTAAAGAAAACTGTAACAAGTATAGAAAACACAACCAAGGAGAAACTTATTTGAGAGTAATACAAGGAGGCGCCTTAGAGCGTAACAGAAACAAACAGGTCAACATAGTCCCCAGAAATTTCCACCAAGATGACCTACTTGGATATTTGGAAAATCATAACATCAACATAGTTTTTGCTATTGGGCCAGCAGGTACAGGCAAAACACTAATCAGCACATTAGCAGGTATTAAAGCACTCAAAGGAGGTGATATAGATAAATTTGTTGTTACTCGACCTGCAGTAAGTGTTGACGAACAACACGGCTTCTTGCCAGGAACATTACAGGAAAAAATGGCTCCCTGGACCAGACCAATATTTGACATTTTTGAGGAGTACTATTCTCCAGATCAAATTGAGTATATGTTAAATGATAACAAAGTAGAGATTGCACCACTTGCATACATGCGTGGTAGAACATTTAAAAACAGTTTTATCATTGCAGATGAAATGCAAAATGCCACAGACAGTCAAATGAAGATGCTGTTAACCAGAATAGGAGACAACAGTAAAATAGTGGTAACAGGTGACCTTGCTCAGCATGATCGTGGATTTGAAAGTAACGGACTTAAGATGTTTATAGACAGATTTGCACGTTCAGGTTCTGAAAAAATCAAAGTAGTACAGTTTGATAACAAGGACATTGAACGACATCCTGTGGTAGATGAAGTACTTAAAATTTACGGCGAGGCATAGTTAAGCAAATAGACTGACTTGCGATCAATATAGTCGCTGACAAATTTATCGGCGGCTATTTGATCTGGTGTCACTCTATGACTGATCCATTCCCATGGATCTAAAATACTATTACCTTCCGCAACCCATGCCATGCCCATCTGTTGAGCAATTATTTGAGCAGTTTTTCGGTTTGCAAGTTCATGGGTCCAATCCATGCTGGTGCTTGACCCCATTTTCTTTTTAACAGTGATTCCATATTTGTCTGGGTGTAATGCAAAGTCACTGTAGTTATGCTCGTTGCCAGGAATGTCCCATAAGCCTAATGCTTGCGGAATAACACTGTCTAATAAATTTAAATCACTTATTTCTTTGACTGTTTCCTGGGCATGCTCTAACGGTTCTTTTGGTATACCCACTATGTAACCACTACAAGTATACCAGTGTGGGAAATTATCCCTTATATAAGACATAAACTCGTATGCTTTTTCCTTGCGGATTCCTTTTCGTATAAGTTTGCTCGCTTCACGATGTAATGTTTCTATTCCAAAATAATGACCATGAAAACCACATTCGTCTAATTGTTTTACTTGCTCTGGGTGTGCCATTAACAAATCGAATCTCTGATAACCCACAATTAAAGGCAAATAATCCAGTTGTTTTACAGCACTATGCAGAGTATCTATTTTAGATTGATCTTCGTTAAAGGTATCGTCAGCACAAAAGAAGTTTGTGACACCATATTTTTTAGCATCTGTAAAAAATTCAGTTAATTGTTCTGCAGTGGCATCTGTTGTGTGTTTCGCATTACGAAATTCAAAATTACAAAACGTACAGTTAAACTTGCACCCTAATCTGGTTTCAAATCCTAATATATCATTATTGCTTAAACAATAATCGTCATACAGTTTAGGTACTATGGGTTCCTCAACTATTTCTGGACTGTTTGTGTAGTATAGCTCTACGCCTCTTTTTATTCTTAAATGTCCTTTAGGTATAGGCTTGTTGTCTAACACATGCTCCAGTAGATGCAAACTACGTCCTTGGAATACTGCGTCTGGTATAGGTGTATGCTCATCAAAATTATAGTCTAATAAGTCTACAGGCCCGCCCAGATAAAGTGTTACATCCAGATGCTGTTTAAAAGAATTAATTAGTTTGTTGATGTTGTTGTCACCTTTGATAACATCATTATCAAAAAGTGTACTTACACAAATACAAAGTTTTTTGATTTGATTTTTTTGTACCCACACGCTTAATGCAGTGTGTAGTTTGCTATAGTCCCAATTTTCAGTGTAGTTGATTAATGTTGCTGGAATATTTCTGGACACAAAAGTATGATGCAGTGCAAAAGGTGCAATGCGGCGAATAATGTTACGCCTCCATTTTCCTGAAGGCGAGTTATCAGGAGCCTCTAATATGAGGGCTCCATCGAATTTTTGTGTCATAGTGTCTTGCGTATTTGATAATCAAAGGGCTCGACTGTCTTAATTTCAAAAGGCTTACCAAAAGCGTCTTTGCCCACAATATGTGTTTGTGTCTTTTTACTTATTTCCTTGAGTACAAAGATTTTACATGATCTGGTGGTAGTTTTAACGCCCTCTTTATCTTCTGTGGTTGCCGCCACAAACCAAACAGTGAGTTCGTATTCTTCCTGAAAGAAACTTAAAATCCATTCCCAAAAACGTCTGTACCAAGATGCCTTGACTACTTCTACTTTATTATCTTCTACTACAATGTTTTCTTTTGACATAATGTATACCCTACTTTGTATTTATCATCCACTCGCTTTTGGATTTAATATATCTTCGTACTATTTTATCTCGTCCTGTGTTAAACAAATTAAGATGCTGATTATAACTTGCCCAAGGTAAATCAGGTAACACTGCTGTCATGCCAAATATTTCATGTGCTGTAAATTTAGATTCCAAATTCTCTGCCAAATACTGGTCTATTTCAAATGCTAACTTATCTGATTCTGCTGTGGTAGACCAGTCATTTTTCCAATGTTTAGAGGAATATCCGATCTCTTTCCATTCCTTGTCAGTACCTATTATCTCATATCCAAATTTTTCTGGGTTTTTATCTATGTCACTTTCTACATCTGGATTTTCTAGATTAGTATACAATCTTAAACTGTTACATCCTGCACTGGTTAATGCCTGTTTTTCAACTATCTCTCTGCTGTTTTTCCAGATATCCTGTTCACTGTCACCTGTTAATCCTATCAGGAAATTACCGTAAGTGAATGCCTGAGGATATTCTTTCTTCAGAGTGAGTAAACCTTCCAGCATCTTTTCTGGTCTGCCACCTTTTCTGATAACTTTGGTGACATTGGGATTCAGGCTTTCAATACCAAAGAACATACTTTTTATTTTGGCACGTTGCAGTAAATCAATCTGATGAGGTTTTGCCGCCATTACGTCAGCACGAACAAATGCCATGAACTCAGGTTCAAAATCCAGTTGATCAATTATACTACACAACAATTCTAATTTGTCATCAATTTCGTTTATGGTATCGTCTGCTAATACAAATTTAGTGATGCCCTGTTCCTGATATGCTGAGCTAAGGGTGTTGTACAGTATCTCAGGATCAATCAGTACAGGATTTTTGTTATTACGGAAATCATATCCACAAAAACTGCAATTAAACTTACAGCCTAATGCTAATTCCACAGTATGTGTTTCCTGTGGGGACCAGAAGTCAGTGTGGGTTAACTTAGGGCTAACAGGCTTTTCTAATATCTGTCCGTGTGGATTTTTGTATGTTAATGGATTTCTGCTAAACACATATTTTTCTAAATCATTGCCTTGCAACCATTCAGTGAATATATTTCCACTTCTGCCAATAAAAGCAAAGTCTACCCAATCACTTTCTCCAGTGGGTACACGGTAACCGCCCAGTATAACTTTAAGATATGGTTTTTGTTTCTTTAGATGGGTTACTAATTGTTTGAATTGTTGAGTACTACTACCATCTATACTGCCACTTAGTGCTATCCAGATTTCAGGATCATCAGCAAACCAACTCAGTATACTTTGTTCAAGCAGAGCTTCAGGCCACTCAGTCCAATAGTCTATGTTAGTTGCATCTATACCATGAGCTCTGGCTATCTCTACAATGTGTAAAGCACCAGAACTTCTACTATTGTTTTTAAGTAGGCCTGCTCTTGTGGGTTTTGCACCCAGATCTGATAGCAGTAAAAATTTCATCAAACACTATTTAACTGAAGTTCAATAAGTGTTGCAGATAAGTTGATTTCAGGATCAGCACACAGACTGCTTTTAGCCATACCGTCTCTGATAATTACCACAGCCTTGTCCTGTGCTAAACTGTCTTTGCCCCAAAGTTCCAGATTACGATACATAAACTTGTATACATCTTCATATTCTTCAGGACGAGCTTGGCTTACAATCAGCTCACGTGCTGGCTTATATTGTCCTGCTTTAAACATTTCTATTGCTTCAAGCATCCAATCTGAACTGTTGCCGTCACCTGTCTGAGGACGCTGTAAGACGCTGTCTACCACGTTTTGCTGAACTAGGTTAATACTTTTACGCAAATCAGGATAAGTTGCTTGTACATAAGTGTCTAGCGTTTCTAAGTCTACTTCTACACCTTCACCAATACAAATTGTTGCAATCCTGGCGGTAAATTCTTTGATGTCCAGTTTTTCGATATGAAACCCTTGACATCTGCTGTGCAATGCTGGAATAATACGTTGTGGATAGTTACAAGTTAATATAAACCTACAACTGGTGTGATACATTTCCATTACACCACGCAGTGCCGCCTGACCATTTGGAGTGATATAGTCTGCTTCATCCAGCAATACATATTTTATATCACCAAAAGGCATAGTACTGGCAAAATTAGTAATCTTATTTCTAATTGTGTCTACGTTATTTTCATTACTGGCATTTATTTCCAGAATATCTAAGTCGTTCACGTCCAGTTCATTTAGCAATACTTTTGCTAGTGTTGTTTTACCCGTACCTGGCGCACCACTAAACAGCAAGTGCGGCATTGCACCACTTGCAATCCATCCAGTTACCTGTTCTTTTTGATTGTCGTCTCTAAACACATAGTCCTGTGCTGTGCGAGGGCGATATTTTTCTGTCCACAATTCTTTCATTTGTTTTTCCTGTGTTGTATAGAATACACCTAATGTATGATATTATACACTAATCATGCATAATGTCAACTAGTTGATCTTGGTTATGAGTATAATAATCAGGCGCAATGTCTTGTATTAAAAGAGCACGATTATGTTTTAAAACAGGTAGCATTTCTGTTAACATGTCAACCCAATCAGAATCTGATAAGTTAATAAGATTGCTTGCCGTTTCAAGGACTTGCTGTAAACGTTGATTGTCGTCTTCTATTTGATCGTAACTTTCGTCCCACCAACGTTCAAATGTTTTGTATCCGTTTTCCTTAAGAGCCTTTAAACTGTATGGTGTACTCGCCAATACAAAAGGATGATAACAATTAATAGTACGCCAAGTTTTTTCAGTAATAAAAATATTTCCTGGCATACCTATATTATATCTGTTTGGTTCAACTCCGTAATTATGTGTTGTAAAGCATGTTTCTGTTATAAGACTAAAGTAAGTGGAATCGATCTCATTAGTAGAAGGTTCCATGTATTCAGATATATCATAACTTAATATTTTTGGAAATTGTGATTCTATTTCATCACCCAGATGTTGAGACACAAAGTCTGGAAAAATTTGTGCTGAGAGATGGTGGGCTTCACTCTCCCTTTCGATAGGCCAATGTGCACTCCATATACAACTATCGAGTAACTTTTTGTGTGCAAGACTGTATGCTAATGCATATCGTTGAGGTCTGGGAGACTTATTATAAAACAACATCTTGAAAGGTTTTTGTTTGGGTGTAAAATCTATTCTGGGCTCATTAACGAAATTTTCCTGAATAGTTTTCAAAAAACTGGTGTTTATCATGTTAGCACCCCAGATATTATATTTGTTTACCTGACTTCTGTTACTCTCACAATCTATATAGTCTGCCGCATGATAACAATTAGTAACAGGTACTTTGTATATACTATGCATGGCTTCAACTACTGCATTAAATATACTCAATGAACGTTCACTAACAGTTTCAGGACCAGTAGTTAAAACTATCGCTATGGCTTTGGGTACTGCGCCATGTCTGATTTTTTCTGCAACTTGTTTACAATAAAAACTTACAGCATCAGCAGATGACCAATAAATCCATTTGTCATAAAGACAATCAGGATCATTGACAATGACATTTTGCGGTTGATAATTGTTACTCAGCCTATCAATGAAATAACTTTCATAATAACTTGTATCAGCCACAGTTAATTCCTGCGTTGTTTACTAACAGATACAGCCTTCTCAAGTATACTCATATCTACAGATTTTTTGTCTGCATAGTGTAATAATCCAGCAGTATCTTTAGGAAAGCAATGACCACCGAATCCAAACTTACCATCTGGACCTGGTACCTGCATGTGGCTATTACCCATACGCGGATCTGTTTTTAATATTTCTGTAAACTGTTCCCAACTGCTGTGTGCTGAACTTGCTGTAAACAAATCATATAGTTCGTTAAAAAATGACACTTTTGTTGCAAGCCAACTGTTAATAGTGTACTTGATTAAACTGGCTGTAATTAAATCTACCTTGTATGTGGGCACTGTTTTTACTTTACTGTATCTACTGTATGCTTTTTCCACAGTATCGCAATCACGCCACTTGCCTCCAAGTACCTGCATGTGCGGATTGATAAAATCTGAATGAGCATTTGCTTCTGTGAGGAACTCAGGATTGTAAACCAGTTTTAGATCAAAATCTTTTTTCATGTTTGTTAGGTGGGAAGGTGTAATAGTACTTTTAATAACTACTACTCCTTTATATTTTTTCTGACTTAACTCTGCAAGTACTTCTCTGGTAACACTAACATCTACATCTCCTTTTTTGCCCTTGGGTGTGGGCAAACACAAGAAGGTAATAGAGGGTTCAAAGTCAATTAAATCTGAAATAGTGTTATCGTTGTGTAATGGATCAACTACTATTTGTAATACATTATCAGTGTCAAAACCATTAATGACAGAACCGCCCACAAAGCCGGCTCCAACGACTCCTAACTTTAAAACACTCATAAAAGGCCTGCGATTTGTTTGATTGCCATAATAGTTTTTTCTGCAACTATTTTGTCGTCTTCCAACTCCAGTTTTTCATTTATTTTAGTTAGGTCTGTGATATCTTCTACTAGCTCGCGATACTCATCTTCTTTAAGGTGCCCGGCGTCCCACAGTTCGGTTAACTCTTTTACTTTCTTTTCTACGTCTGCTAATACTATGTTTAAGTTACTCATTTTACTCTCTTCCCAAACACTTCTAAAGCACCTTGCGTTGCGTTAGAAATATTTTCTCTTTTTAATTTACAATATACTGGTGAAGGTTCTTCTGCTTGGCGTAATTCGTCTGTAAGCGAATTAATTTCAGTGTAGATATCTGAGATATTTGTATTTAAAGTATACTTACTATATGTGAGTAGTATCTCTGAAAGGAAATGCATACGATTAATATCAGCACTTCTGCACCAGTTGTCGCCAACCAGTGGACTAGTGGAAACAACATGCAATTCTGCTAAACGATCAAATTCTGTAGAATCAAATCCGCTAGGAATAAATTTGCTAAAGTTACTGCATCCAGCAACAACAAACGTTAGAGTTATTAGTGTTAAAAATTTTTTATTCATCTACATTTGCTCCTAATTTTTTAAGAGCACGAGTAGTGTTTCTTTCTTCTAACCACTCATCCTCTCCGCTGTAAGTTGGGGCATTATCCAGATATTCTTTTGCCTGAAAATATACTTCGTATATCTTTTGTTTACAACCCCAACCATTAAATCCATCTATCATGGGATCATGCATTACACCATCCCATTGCCAAAGTTGTTCTTTTATTTTGTTTACGCCGGTTTTTTCTATATACGGCATTAAAGTTCTCTACTACTCTCTGAACCAATTGCACCTAATATTAAGGGTATACCTAAAACTAACCACCATATGCTAATTACTTCCAAACTCGCCAGTATCATTAAAGTGATACCTGTGGCTCCCATTGTGGTTATTCCTGATTTTTGTCCAACTGGTAATTTCATTTTAAACTAAAACTTTTTTATCTGCTGTTACTACATCTGAATTGTAATAAACATCATTGGGTTTACTGTCTGCTACTGCTAAACAACTTGACTGCTCAACCTTCCATATCTTGCCTTTGCCGTCTGGTAATCTGTCGTCTTCTACTTCAACTGCTTCAGTCCAACGTCCATATGCAACTAAGACCCATTTGCCTTGCTCAACACCTTCTTTTAATTCTTTCCAACAATCTGGTCCTACATCTAACAATTTAAACCAACGGCTAGTGATACCCTGGCTTTTTTCTATATTGCTTTTGATAATGATGCCTGCTTCAGTTACTTGATCACCAAAGTCTGCATCTGTGCAAAGTACATTGTCCCTAATTGCTCTCAGTCTGGTCACTGTTACCTCCGATTTTTCTGATTGCTTTTTGTGCGTTGAATAACTTTTTAACACCACTTGTATCTGGCATATTTTCTATAATATCCAACAAGGTTAATAAATCTTCTAGTTTTTGTTCAGTTAAAGTTGTACTACCTACTTTTATAGATTTAGTTTCAGTGTCAAAACTTAAAACGTCCCACGTTGACGTATCTATATCACTAAGATAGTCTGTGTATGTGGAATCTGTGGTAGTAGTAATTGTAACTGTATTATCATCATGCATACTGGTGTAGTACATATCATCACTTACTGAAAAAGTAGGTCCTGATAAGATGTCACCAAGTTTGATAGTAGACATTAAAGATCCTCTTTTTTATAAACTGGAACCATTTCAATGTCACCATTAGGCAGTTCTACTTCTTTATAACCTACAGGCTCAGTGCCCTCTGGTGCATCAAACTCTTCTGGTTCATCAACTGGAGGAATAGGCGCCACATCAGGTTCAACGGGTGCAACCATTTCCTCTTTAATTTCTTGTGCTCTCTTATCAACATCGGCCTGTGTTACACTTGATGTTCTGACATTTTCTTTGGCAGTTTTTGAAGTGCTAGGCTGGATGACTGGGTCTGGGTCAGGTTTGAGTCTGGGCATTTCTCCCTTGAGACTTGCCTTTGCCGTACTACTCTTAGGATTTTTATCGTAGTACTCGCGTACCCTATCTTCATTCTTTTTAACCACTTGTCCATCTTTAATCACATCACCTGCGGCATTCACACGCATGTTCCCCACTGCTGGCGATGAGGGATTAGACGCGGCTATCAATTTATCCATGTCGATTGGTACGCCTTTGTTTGTTCTTCTGGTTACCATATTTTCCTCATTTTAAAAATTCGCGAATATCTAAATTATACTTGATACTGTCAATTTTATGTACACCAATCAAGTACAGACAGTAACTGGCCACGCTACTGCCTCTTCCAACACCCCAAACTAAACTGTGTTTTCTTAGAGTGTCTACAATATATATCAATAATTGAAGCACAGGAAATAGGTTCCTGGCTTTAAATTCGGCTAATTCCTGCTCTACTCTGGCGGTTATGATATTAACGTCTTGTCCTGACGTAGGAATTAAACCTTTTATATATTCCTCAACATCTAGTTCTTTATAATGTTGCGGAATGTTAAACTCTTTACTGTAATCAATAAAGTCTGATATTTCTGGTAAATCCAGTTCATCTGCATATTGATTATATTGCTGTACGACTTCAGAAACAAAAGGTATAGAGTTTATAGGCTTTTGCCTATACAGTGCTTCTATTCCTATTTGTTCAGCATATTGAGTCATAGCAGTTTATTATAGTATATTTTTTACAAAAGTCAATCACACCAGTCTGGGCTTCCATTCCTTCTGATCTTTTTTCTTCTTAAATTCATTAAGTTCGATTAGTTCGCCCTTGCTTGTTTTTTCATCATCTAGTTGACCAGACATTTCTTTAAATATTTGTTGTATCTCATCTTCTATATCATTAAATGGTTGCACAACCATGGAATCGTAATCTGCTTCCTCTGCTTTCTTTTTCCACTTTTCCACCTCTTCTGCGTCTTTTGCTGGCCTATCTACTGTTCTGGTATTACACTGATTCCACCAAGCATCATCAAAATAACTAAACTCGCCCATCCAATCCTGTAGCGGTGGTAACTCTGTGTACTCGTCGTCTTCTTCTGTTAGCACATAATGATATGTGATATTTTGTGCTAAGTCCACAAGACTAACTTTGTCTACATAAGTATTTTCTGATACAATGTTGTTAAACTTAGAATGTAGTGCGGCAATAATTGTGCTTTCGTGTAAGTCTGGCAATACTATCAAATTGTTTTCCCACTCATTTAAAAAATCATAAATCTCTGTGCTCATATTTTTATCACTTTCAAATATTACACTATGATTGACAAATTGCTCTATGAATAAAAATACTTTAGAAAAACTTACGTTTTGATCATATTGTGCATTTAACAATGTGTCTGCATTTGTACTTTCTGCTTCTGTTATCATAGTGAAACTGAGATCGTATCTGCCAGAAACAATTTTTTTACTGGGTAATGTTTCCATTAATGTTAATGATAATGGAATAGTTTTTTCCATTGTGAATGTTTTCATATTATTTTTCTCTCAAATCTTTAGTATAAGATGTTACAATGACATCCAATAACTCATCTTTGCTGTAATCTGGTTCTGTTACAGTGCTTTCCATTTCACCAATGTCCATTACAATGTCTTCGCTTTTAACACGGTTCTTAAAAAGTATATCCTGATACGCACTCTCAGCAGTTCTTAGCATGTCCATCAACTGATTATACATAGGATTGCCTGGCTTTGTTTTAAAAAGTCTCTTATTAAGTTTTTCTATTTCAGCCAGAACTTTTTCTTCGCTAAGTTCATTTACATAACTGTAGTAATCAAACATTAACTATCTCCATCAAACCATTTAACTTTGCTAACGCCAAATCGTCTGAAGTTTTAAATCTGATTTCATTATTTCTAATCTGATACTCTCTGAGATCCTTTAGTCCCATCTCTTTAAGGAAAGATTTTATAGTGGTTAATGACGGTGTTGGGCGTCCTAATTTTACAGTTCTAGGCTTCCAATCCATCCATTGTTCGAAAAAATATGCTGTTCTGCTCGTTACTGATGGTGTTAATGTACCAAAAGTCTCCAGCATAAAGTCGTCATCAAAAACTTGTTGATAGATATTGCTACGTTTTATTTCAGGCGTTCTGTAATTGCTCATAGTGTGTATCCAGTGTGTTGCCTGTAATGTGTAAGTATTGCTTTCTAGTTCTAAAAATTACGTCTAATCCAGGTGCGGCGTCAGGTATAAAGTTTTCTATAGTATAACTTTCCTTGTTTCCAAAAGCAAGACAGTTATACCCTGTAATTTTGTGATTTAGCGAACCAAAATTTAATTCCTGATCATCTGTATTGAATTTTTTTAAGTCTATACCTGCTACAATCATTGCTCCTGTTGTATGAAATACATCATCAGTATCAGCAATAACTGTTCTTATTTTTTTATCGTCTTGTGTCTTACTGCACAGAATAGTAAACCTATTATTAGAACTAACCAGTGTATCATATTGTTCAGTACTTCTGGTAAACTTAAAACCAATACTCTGATAAAAGTTCATCATTTTGGGATCGCAACAGTTATACTTTATGCCTGTGATTATTTTAAGACCAGGATTACTGTAAGATTTATTGTTTACTGTTTCATAGTTAATAAGTGAACTTGCATCAAGAGTAAAAGTAGATGTATCAATAAACAATGATCTAAGACCTGCATTGTTCATTTTGACCCACAAGTCTGTTTCAGGATCATGCTGGCAACCTAACTGCTGAATTTCTTGTGGTGTTGCTAAAAATCCTAATCCTGTGAGTTCTGGTTGATCAATGGAGAATGTTTCCCTGATCATTAAAATGGAATTGTTTTGTGTCCATACTGTGACATAGCCAGACCTATGTTTGGCTCTGTTTACAAAACCCAGTTGTGACAGTTTCCCAAACACTGATTCATATGAAGTATTATCAGGGTTAAAACTGTATTCTAAAAATCCAAAATCTGCTTTCATATAGTAAATGTTACCGATTCTCCACAACCACAGGCACTGTCTGCTAATGGTGCTTTAATCTCAATATGTCTTCCTGCAACACCTGTAACCAAATCTATGGTACTACCAACTAGATATTGCTTGCTCATGCTGTCTAACCAAAAAGTCCAACCAGCAAACTCCTTGCTAAAATCAGTTAAATTGATATCTGAAATATCTTCTACTAATTTCCAATCATACATAAAACCAGCACACCCACCTCCTGTTAAACTCAGTTTAACACCCAGTGCACCAGACTCTGACGTTTGAATTTTAAAGTGCTCTTGTGCACCTTCAGTCAAAGTGACTACATCTTTATTAGGATCAAAAGTTTGTATTTCCATACTACTATTTAACCGATTTACACCTTAGATTTAGTACATATCTTGTGCCACGACGCACTGTTTTAACTTCATGCTCTTCTTCGTAAGTGTATAATACCATATCACCTGGCGCCATATTTTGTAATTTACCACCTATTAATAATAGCCCGCCTACATAATCATTAGGATCATTTAATTGTATTATAACACTGATATCGTTTTCCTGCTGGTATTCAGAAGCAAAAGAATCCACATGTTTGGGTATAAAACAACTACGATTATATTTTAATACTCGTGCATATACCAGTTCTGTATTTACAGGAATATTATTTTTAACATCTGGCCAAAATCTAGAGACTTCGTCTGTTGTAAACTCTGATATTTGAAAATGACCAATTGTGCTCGCATAATGCCTGTCTTGATATTCACCATTGAGCATAACATTATTAGTAGAATCTCTGTACATCGCCATAATTTGGTCTATTTGACCAGGAGATAATACTTGTTTTGCTTGGTGTATCATTATCTGTTCTCTATAATTTCGTCCACCAAACCAAAGTCTAATGCTTCTTGTGATGACATAAAGTTATCACGATCCATTGCTAATTCAAACTCCTCAAAAGTTTTACCTTTTGTATTATGCTTAACATAGATATCAGTTAGTTCTTTCTTGATACGCACAATCTCCTTGGCACGGATTTCAATATCACTTGCTTGACCTTGTGCACCACCCAGTGGCTGATGAATCATGTGTCTGGCATTGGGTAACATAAAACGTTTACCAGCAGTGCCAGCATTTGCTAGGAACGAACCCATACTTGCGGCTTGCCCCATAACAATGGTGCTCACATCAGGTTTGATGTACTGCATGGTGTCGTACATTGCCATACCGGCAGTAACAACACCGCCAGGCGAGTTGATATAAAAGTTAATATCAGAGTCAGGATCTTCTGCTTCTAAAAATAACAATTGAGCACAAATACTGTTTGATACAGCATCATTTACTTCGCCATTCAAAAATATGATACGTTCTTTTAATAACCTGCTGTAGATATCATAACTACGCTCTCCAGCACTTGTCTTTTCAATTACATATGGTACAAAATTCACTATTATTTCTCCATTAAAAATGTTTTATAAGTATAACAGATATCTTAGATAATATCAACTGTTTTCTGTAACTATTTTTTGTATACGGTTAACCAAGTGTTGTAAACTTTTTTGTTTATCGTTATCTAATATTCTGGTGATCTTTTGAAAGTTTTTATACTTTATTTGTTTAATTTGATGTTCGTTAAGATTGTTATAAGTGTCTACTAAAATTTTACATAAACTTTTAATCTGAGCATTTTCACTATCAGCTCTAAATATCCAACTACTTCCAGATTTTGAACCATCACACCATACTAAACAGTGTGGGCAACATCCACGAACAAAATTTTCTTTTACTCTTAATGTTTGAGAATTTTTTACACTATGTGAATTTCCTATAGAAAGAAACCACTCTTTGGCAGTGTTGTGATCTGTAAACTGGTCAACTTGCTGTATGTAAGTATCTAAGGACATGCAGATATTTATAGATGTTATAAAAGGTAAGGCCCACTTTCGCGGGCCTTGTGTTTGGGTCTTATTAATATATTAATAAGTAAGTTGTGCCAGGCTTAACCACATAATTGAACCGACTACAACAGATAAAAGTACAGTCAATACAGAATCACAAAATTCACCGTCGTGACAAATCTTGTCAGCAAATTGTTTTGTGGATTCAAAGAGGTTAAGACCCGCCTTCTTGAGTAAGGTGGTCATTTGTGTCTCCTAGAGTCTAATTTAAAATTAGCACTCGCGTTCACTGCCCATTGCTGGCACAGCTCAATGTAAAAAGTTCCTTAACTTTTTGGTTGACCCTCACATGGAGGCATCAGCAAAACATTGTTGTGGAAGTGCGTTGTGCGATTTACTTCCGCGTTTATTTATCATTTATTAAGTCATATGTTAATAAAACCGGGTAATTATGAAACATTTAATAAAATGTTCCAGGTATCATAAAAATCTTTTACAGGAAACACCCTAGCGGTCCGGTGTATATCATCTGTCAGTACTTTGGCTAAAGGATAATCGTTGCCATCAGGATCCATACGATCGCCAAAAAAGAAACAATCACCGTATATTATTTCATTATCTCCTGTATAAATTTGACTTTTGTCTAATCCTTTTGTGGAAATATCAACACCAGTTTCTCCGCCTACCTGTGCACCAATACCATCAAAATTTTCGTTTATGTACTTTGCAATGGAAATTCTCTCCCCAGAATTTTTGTCCCACTCATAATATTTTGTACGTTGTATTCCCCAAGCCTTTCTGCCAACGATACTGAAGTTAATCATGCTACCACGATCTTCTATATGGTTACCATATCTTTCTGTATACTCAGACTCACTAAGACATTTGTTCAAATAATCATAAAGTCCTTCTGGGGGAGTAAATTTGTGGTCATGTATAATAGTGTGCTCACTATGAGGACCTTTTTGGGTAATCTGATTTCCCATACAAAAACAAGCATAGTCAGATTTGTTAACTATCTCGTCTGTTAATTGTTCATATGTTTTTACTGAGTCACTGCCAGTGATAAGAATAACTCTGTCACCCTTTGACTGAACATGATCCATCCATCCACTAAACCAGTTACGAAATCTTTCTTGCATTCTTGATCTGCTGGGTGTAAGGGTACCGTCTACATCGAATACATATGATCTTGGATTTAGTTGTTTAGCCATGTTGCCTCTTTATAAGACGACGGGCACTAAGTGCCCGTCAATATAGTACTAATTTACTTTAAGTTTGCTTTAACGCCAGCCTTAAGATCGCCAATCATTTTGTCTTTGGTTTTTCTCTTATCGAGCTCAACGCCAAAGTCGCGACCCAAGTCTTCTAAACCCTGCTTGGTCATTGCCTTGAGCTTGGTAGCCGTTGGCAACTTCTTCTGCTCTACAGGTGCAGGAGTCGAAGGTGCTGGTGCTGGAGCAGGTGTACTAGGTGCTGATGTTGTAGAGTCATCACTTTTCTTAAAGAAAGCAAAGTAAATGACTACGCCAGCAACTACTGCTAAGATTACATATTCCATTTTTATCTCCTAAGATATATATCTAGTTCACTTAATCGTTCAAAACGATCAGTGTCAATAGGATGAATCAAATTATAAGGATTAATTCGCTTGTAAGTAGTACTCCTTACACGTTTAGCAACTTCCTTTATAATTGCTTGATCTGCTTCGTCCAATTTATTCATGTCCACACCACCATTGATCAAACTAAACAGGGCGATGTCGAACTCCAGGTAACTAAAACCAAATTGGTCTTCGTCACCATTTGCAATACCTAAACCATCTGTAGGTACAGCCTCCACAATGCTTTGTGGAACGCCAAGAAGATCTGCCAAGGCAGGTACTTCCCAACTCTTTGTTAGACTTTGTATAGGTGCAACGTCACCAACGTCACCATGCAAAGTCCAAAAACCAGCCGCTAGTTCTGAAAAATTGTCAGTACTTGCGACAAAACCGTTATGCTTACTGGCTAAATTATACAGAGTAATCATTCTGAGTCTGGCACGAATATTACCTCTGCGTTTGGCAGATTCAATACTGTCGTCATTTAAAGTGTCGTCAAGAGGTTTTGCACTGTTTGTTAAACGTTCAACAAACTCATTAAATGCTACAGTTAAATCAATGTTTTTGTGTTCGATATCAAGTGCTTTACATGCTTCGATGCCGCGAGCAGTTTCATCTGGATTTTGTGCTATAGGTAATGTTACACCAATAACATTGTAGCCTGCTTCTTTAAATAGTGCGGCTGTAAGAGCACTATCAATGCCTCCACTCATGCCTAGGACTACTGTACTAACTTTGTATTGTTCTCTGTATGTAATAAGTTCAGAAACTAATTTATTACGAAGTTTGGGAATATCGTTATGGTAAACACCAAAAGCAATATGCTTTTCTAGTTGTTGCTTGAACCAATCGCTAATATGTGGATTGCGATTGTACTTGTAAATTGTGTCTTGTAGTGTCATATGCAATATTTATATACAGTTTTAATTATTTACATTAAAAAATGGTTATTCGCCTACTGTACTGCCTTCGTAACTGGTATTGTACTGTTTTGCATTGTTAACTTGAATAAATGTAGTTCGCTTACTGAGCTCTTTTAAACTCCTTGCACCAACATAAGTGCAAGTACTACGCAACCCACCCATAATGTCTCTGAGCACAGGATCCACCTGGCCTTTATAAGGTACTCGTACAACTCTGCCTTCACTTGCTCTGTATTCTTTAACACCATCTCCGTGTTTCTCCTGTGCCGCTGATGAGCTCATGCCGTAAAATTCAATGAACTCTTTCTTTTTAATTTTGTGCTTTTGAAATTCTAGGTGATTACCCACCTCATAATCTAATTCTGGTTCTTTGTAAAATTTAGTAATTACTTCTCCGCCACCTTCGTCACAACCTGCAAGCATTCCTCCCAGCATGACAAAGTCAGCACCTGCACCAAATGCTTTTGCTACATCTCCAGGACATGTACAACCGCCATCAGCAATGATGTGTCCGCCAAGACCGTGAGCGGCATCGGCACATTCAATGACTGCCGAGAGTTGAGGATATCCAACTCCAGTCTTAATGCGAGTAGTACAAACACTACCAGGCCCAATACCAACTTTAACGATATCTGCTCCATTAAGAATCAACTCCTCTGTGATGTCTGGTGTTACCACGTTGCCAGCAATAATGGTAATACGTGGGTTTTCTTCTCTAAATTGTTTTACAAAATCTAAAAATCTTTCGCTATAACCGTTAGCAACATCAATACAAACGTACTGAATGCTTCTGCTTAATTTGAGAGTTTTATCAATTCTTTCTTTATCAACATCTGTGATGCCTGTACTAACTGCTACAGTGTCTTTAAGATCACTTTTGTATGGTGACGTGTTCCACCAGTCCCAAATGTCTGCAGGATCATAACTTTTACTAAGGCAAGTAAACATTCCTTTTTTAGCCATCTCAATGGACATATCAAAAGTACCCACACCATCCATGTTAGCCGCAATTATAGGAACTCCTGTGTAAGTTAATCCGCTGTTTCTAAAAGTATAAGTTCTTTTGAGATCAACTTCTTTACGACTTCCCATTGTACTTCTTTTAGGCCTAAAAAGTACATCTGAATAGTCTAATTTTACATCACGTTCAATTCTCACCTGATAACTTCCTCATTACTACATTTTCTACAGTTTCGTATTCTATACGGTTAAATGCGTCAGGGGGAAACTGTGGAGGAGTCCACTGAACAATCCTCTTCCGCACATAAACATATTTAAGCCACACCTTATCGCCACTGACTGTTTTAGTGGGCCACCAAATAAATTTTTTCTTCCAGGGTGTATACTGAACATCTGTTGGCTGTGGTTTCAAATGTGGATACCTTGTATATGCAGGATGCCCGTACATGGACTTCACTACAACTTACCTTCCTTTCTTAATTGTTCACGAATTTGTGTGGCACTTATTTTATGAATATCTTCGCCCAAGTCATGTTGTGTGAATGTATAACCTACACCTCTGCCATAACTGATATCCACAATGTTTGGAACCATCATAATGGTGTATTCCTGGTTATATTCAAATCCTTCTTTGGACAATGCTTCTACAATGTTACCAACAACTTCGTCAAAATCAAATGGATTATCGTCCTGAGTTTTAGTTCGGCCTCCGCCTGCATCTTTCCCTATGATTCCGCCTACGTCGCGAATCATAATACATACTTGACCTGTCTCTAACAGTGCCTTCTTAAACAACGCGGTATGTCCATCATGCCACGGTTGCCAACGACCCAACATTTGTGCTGTGGGTTTCTTCCAATCAAAATCCATTTGCTTCTTGCTCCCGGAGTATTAGTCCTTACTTTTTATTTTCTTCCTCTCTCACCCATTCTAGATGATCTTTAAAATCATTTAACATTTCTTCCACTCTGTCTGGCTCTGAGTAAAATTCTTCCTTGTCGTGCCATTTAGTACACATCCAGCCAACACCTGCATAATAACCTTTGCCAGTTGTATCATAATAATCATACTCTAAGTCTAACTCTTTACCGTCATAGTAAAGGCCAGTGGTAAGCTCTGCCATGTTAGTTTCTATATTACTAACTGCTAATAGTTCTTTGTCAAAAGGTTCATCAAGCTCAAGTTGAACATTCCAAAACTGCCCTTTTTCTGAACTAAAAAATGTCACTACTGGAATATATTCCTCTTCAACGCTATCCCAATCTGGTTCTTCAGTATCATGATATGCTTCACGACTATACATGCAATACAAATCTTTCAAATCAATATCGAATGCATTTTCATCATCTTCTGTATCGTCTTCCAATACTGGCACAACTTGACACCAACTGTCAGCAAAAGTGCTTGAAATTTGCTCTACATCATTTAGATCATGCCAATGTCCTGGCTCCCATTCCTCACCAACAGGCATAGGGCTAGGCATACCATCAGGATCTTCCAGTGCATCTTCAGGAAGATCAAACTCTTGATCCCAATCTGTTAATGCGTCAATTAGATCACTATCACCATCATCTTCCACACGATCTTGCCAATACCTAACAAATGCTTCGTTAGATTTTCCGATTACTAGTTCACCACCGTAACCTCTACCCCAAATTATATATTTGTATTTCTTTGCCATTCTACTTTCCCTTAGGCAACACTCTGGTTCCAGAAGAACAACGTCCATATCTGTTACCCACATTGCCAATTACCCAAACTGTATCACCTTTATAAAAAGTTACATCTGGGTCTAATTCTTGTACTACACTCACTGCACTACCATTGACTTGTAAAATTAACTCTACACCATCTCTGTTTAATGCACGAGTACCAACTGCATTCCCAACAGCACTTCCTGCCGCTGTTCCTACAACAGTGCCTAATACTTGCTCTAGTTCACTTTCATTTTTAAGTGCCCTATTGCCTATGTAACCACCTAATGCGGCACCACCAGCCTGTGCGGCTTCTACATTACGCTCTATAGTTACATTAACCAAATCCAGAACAACTGCCTCTTGTACAGGGCAAGTGCTTCTGGCATCTCCACTATCAGGAACAGTAGGCTTTAAACTGCCACCTGCACATCCAGTGATTAAAGAAATTATTAAAACAGTATATAAATATTTCATAATTAATCAGCGAAAGCTCTTTCCAACATAAAGTCTCCGCGTTCTCCTAAGTTTCCTTCCTGCCATCCCAAATCCTCAAATTCAGTTCGGCATTGTTTGTTTAACTCGGGCGACCCGCATACCATTACACTGTCTCGACCCAAGGTTAAACCTCCAGGCAGATAATCACTTATGTGTGACCAAAATCTACCATTACGATTATACTGTTCTTCAGTGACCGTGTCAACATATTTCAGGTTACAATGTTGTGAAAGTTCTTCTAACTCTGCTAGATACGCTAATTCTCTAACATATCTCACAGTGTGAAATAAGTAAACATTTTTAAACTTTTCGTATGTTTCAAAGTCTCTTGCTATACTCATGAAAGGAGCGATGCCTGTTCCTGTGGCAAGCATCACTAAATTTTCTGTATCATTAAGGTAATCTATTACAAGGGTGCCTGTACATTTAGGCTTGATTAGGATTTCATCACCAGGTTGTATTTTTTGTAGATGTGATGTAAGAGGTCCATCTGGCACTTTAATGCTGAGAAATTCTAGGTGCTCATCATAACAAGTGCTTACAATACTATACGCTCTAAAGATTGATTTGGGTTCCAGTTGTAAACCAATCATGGCAAACTCGCCATTCTTAAACCTGAAACCTCTGTCTCTGGTTGTTTTAAAACTGAATAACTTTTCGCTGTGGTGTGTTACCTCTAACACCTGCTCTGTGTACACTAAGCATCACCTTCCTTGACAAAGACACCATCTATCATTTTGCCTTTGCGGTCTTTGATATCGTCCCACGCCTTTTCTAAACACTGTTCAATGGTTAGATTGTTACGTTCTGCAATATTGATTAACACAACAATCATATCGCCGATATCGTCTGCAATGTCTTTGCCTTTGCAGATGTTGTCTGAAAGTTCGCCTGCTTCTTGAATAAGTTTAGCAAACTGGCTTTTGTCATCACTGCCGTCAATTAAGTTTCTGTCGTGATGCCATTTTGCAATGTTGTCAATCAGTGTGTTTACGTCCACTGCAACACCTCTCCTTTTTTTCCTTTAATCTGATGAATTTGACTGTCGTCCATCATTTCAATGTCTGGGATATAATACATCCACGCATTACCGGCACTAGTCTCTACTTCTACTCTGTTGTAAAAAGTAGGATAACCTTCTATTCTGTCTAACATGTCAAAAGTTTCTTTGTCTACTTCCCAAACCTCTCCAGCAATTTTGTTATCGCCGTTAACACCTACTGCAGGAAATGACCCTAAATCATAAAGACCAAAAGTGGCATTTTTTGTAGTGGCGTCAGCAACAAAGTCCGCACCCTGAAACATAGTCAGACCACGTATTGAGTTACCCTTTTTGAGAGTACCGTATACAAAAACTTTATTTGTCATTTAATTTTTCTTCTAGAGCTTTGATACGCTGATTCATCATTGTCAGCAGTCTGCTAGAATCAGCATCCATGGGAACAGCCTGACTGCTAATAGCCATACTTTCTAATTCGTCAATGCGAGAATTAAGTTCAGCAATAATTGTGTTCTTCTCGTTTACAAGTTCTAACAATTCTGCCTTTGTCATTTGAGTTGTACTTTTCTTTGCCATGCAATTACTTATTAAACGTGCTGACTGCCGTCCCAAAATCCTGATACACGAAACTCACCGTCACTGAGTACCTCATCAACATCACCCACATCAGCCCACAACCAACGTTTGTCGTGAATCTGAATTTGCATGTAACCGTCAGTATCGATTACCTGGAACCACTTATCTTCCTGGCGAATCCAATCGCCTACAAAAATAATGAATGTTTGGCTAGGGTTATCGGTTAAAATAGATTGCCTTAACATTACTCTGCCCCCATGATGATGCCAATACGCTTCTGCTTATTAACATTAACAGTTACTGAGTCGCCAATGCGTCGACGAGGTTCGCCCACAACGTCCAAGTAACGCAATGACTTGACGACATCACGGTTATAATACTTGAAACGCACCGCATAGGTGTTCCACTCATACTCAGGTAGTTTAAACATTACGCCGCCTCCATTACACGGGTTACACTTTCGTGGTCAACAATAACCACATCGCCTGCAGGACGACTGATAGGACCGTCCTTGATGCTGTTGAACAGCTCAACATGGTGACTGATACCGCCACCATACTTGACACGACTTAGGGTTACTTTACCAGCAACCGGAATGTCCAGGTAAACTGCCTCAACAGCCAAACCTTCCAAATTCCACATTAGTCTAACCTCGACTCTTCATAAAGTTTAACACCAGGCAAGTAACGCTCTACAGTATCAACATAAGCCTGCGTACCAGCCATCTTAGCACTCACGTCCTGAGTGTTATGACCTGAAGGGTTCCACAACTTGTAACCACCGTCATAACTTTTCTTAAAGCCTTGGGCGATAAAACTTTTGCCCAACTTAGTGTTACCTTTTACAAAAGTGGTTACCCAAGCAAAGCCACAGTTGAACGGATGTTCACCGTTCTTCTTGATATAATCGTTCGTTGCAATCTGTGCATTGCGAACTGCCAATTGATGAATTTCTGGTGTCAACATGATTAAGCCTCCAACTTAGCAAGACGCTCGTCACGATAATTGAGAGCACCTTCGCCTAAATAAATGTTACCATCGTCTGCTCTAAACAGAGTAGCCAATGATGCCTCTTCGTCCTTCTGCTTCTGCAGTAAGGAAAATTCTGCTTGTTCAAAAGTGATAGCACCAATCTGCACAAAGTCCAACAGCATGTCTGCAAACGGAACTTCACCGTTTGACTTCCATACAGTTAAACCATCTACCTGAGCAGTATCTTGGAACTTCTCCTCAATGCTCTTTGAAAAATCGTTTTGCTTTTGGCTGGTGAAAAGAACATCACCTGTGAAAGTCCTGTTTTCAGGATTGCTACTAGCAAGACCAAAACGCTCTTTACGAACTGTTTCACCTGCTATCTTTACTGTATCGTTCAAAATATGCATATTTTCTACTCCGTTTTTTTAACCTACAAGTATATGATAGCAAAGAATCAGCAGAAGTCAACCTTTTTGAGCAACAAAAAGGCGTTGCTAAGTGCTTGATTAATAATAAGAATTTGTGCGATCAGTGTGATCTGTAACGTCATTTACCCCAGAAAGCTCAGGAATCTGCTTGAGTAGCTCTTGTTCTACCCCATATTTGAGTGTCAGATCCACTTGTGAACAGCCCTGACAGCCTCCTCCAAACTTGAGTATAGCAACTTTATCCTCAGTAATTTCTACTAAATCTACCTCTCCACCGTGTGGAGCAACCATGGGGTAAATATCGTTCCAGATTACATATGTTACTTTTTCTTCAAGAGTGGCGTTTTCTGACAGTTTAGGCAATTTACTATTTGGTGCTTTGATTGTGAGATTGCCTCCCATAACTTCAGCGTCATAGTTTATCAAAGCATCTTCTAAAAATTGAACGGTCTTATGATCCAAATAGAACGTAACCTCACCGTGTTGTTCTACAATATCATTTTCGTCAAAGGTATCTTCTTTACAATAAGTCAACATTGTTTCTGCTTTAGGTGTTCCTGCCCTATTAACAAAAAGTTTGACGCCTTTGGCAGTCTCTTGTTTCTTTAATAAGTTTAGTAAAAACTCCTGTGCTGATTCTGTTACTGTTATACTCATACCTTTATTACCTCAATTCCACTGTCGATTAAAAATTGTTTTCCTGTTCCTTTTGCGGCATCATAATCATATTTATAGTACACTGTTACTATGCCACTCTGATGAATTAGTTTAGCACATTCAATACAAGGAGTATGAGTACAAAATAATTCAGAACCTCTACTGCTTTCTGAGCTTTGTGCTACTTTTGCAATAGCATTTGTTTCTGCATGTAGTACTTCTGGCTTGGTCTTGTACATAGAAGCATCTGTGGGTTTACCGTCATTGGTAAATGTGCCTATGTATGTTTCACATTCATTATCCCAACCACTGGGCATACCATTGTAGCCAATTGAAATAATTCGTTTGTCTTTGACAATTATCGCACCAACTTTTGCTCTTGTGGCTGTGCTTAATTGTGCAAAACGTTCAGCAACATCCATGAATGCATTAACGAATTTTTCTTTCATGTTCCCAACACCTTTTGCAATGACATCCTTTTACATATTTCCATGTAGGCTTCCAATTTTTCCAGACAAATCTTTGATCTTTATCTCTGTACCTGGATATTTGTTTTGTTTCAACCATTCTAAACATCTGCCGCAATTAGTACCAACTTGACTTATAAGTTCTGGATTATCTTTTAACATGCTTTCAGTTATAGCATTACAGACACATATATACATTATTTTTTATGTTCCACTCCAAACTTACTGTAATTATACCATGCTCTTTCGTGCCAATAATATAAAAACATTTTGGTTACTACTTCTATACTGGCTATACCTGCGGCCCAATCTATTTGACCTGTAATTAGCCATGCAATTAAAAACGTATCAGTTGTTGCCAATACTCGCCACGTTAGCGTTTTTGCTAGGTGTCGCTTTCTTGATATCTGCGTCATTTAATCTCCTTTTACGGTATTGTATTAATCCATATACACTTATGATAAACCAAAATACTTCTATTACCATACTTGCTTTGTTCATTGTATATAATAAACTTACACTTACCAGTATTGCTACAATCATGTTATTAAAACTGTACCAGAAACCTTTAGGGTCTATACGATCTGTTTGCAGTAACCCATAAGTTATTATGAGTAATGCAACTCCTGTATAACCGATTAGATCAGGTATAGTCATCCTTTATAACGTTCTGCTAGATACTGTTCGTGTTGTTTCCATTCACCGTTATCAACAAATCCCCATTCTCTTAATTGGGGACCTGGGATAAAAAGTGTCCAAACATCGACACCAGGCTCCAGCTCAATCCTATGAAGGCTACGACTGCCAGCAAAACGTATAGTGCCCGGACTTCTCCAGAAACGGCCATTAGGCGTATGCTCCCAGTACCCACCACGTAAGATAATAGTGCAATAAGGCCAAGGATGATCATGTAAATCATCTGGATCTCCTTTGTGAAAATTATGCAGGAAGATATTAAATGGGAACCATTTACGTTCCTTCAGAAATAAGTAGTATCTGGTTAAGTAAGGCTCATCGCTTACACGATCCAGTATCACTCTCTTTCTGTTGAACTTCTCCAACAGTTTTAAAAACATTGTTTACCTCGTTTAATAGAACAATCCATAAGCAATGCACCATAGCTCAAGTACTAATCTATATAAAGAATAGTACAGTATTGGCGTTGCCAAGATTAAGCCTGTCCAAAACAGTTTGCTTTGTGCAATCTTTTTCATATATTACCTCGGTTATATTATATATTGTTTTTATACTAAGTGTCAACCTTTATTTGCATTTACCACTCTTTTGCGTAAACTGCTACTGCTAAAACTGTGGTCTCTGCCGTTAAAGAAAAGTTCTATGCCTCTTTGTTCACATATATCCTTGCCTGTGAACTCTTTTTCCTTATACTCGTCTCCCAGTATGCGGATATTTATAGGCAATGTTAATAACAAATCTTCTAAATCCTGTTCTGTATTGTACACAATGATTTCGTCTACATATTTTACAGCACTTAGTTGAATTTGTCTTTCTATAATACTTTGTACAGGAGGATTTTTATCTCCTGGTCTATCAATTGTTGGGTCGTTTTGCAAGCCCACAACTAAAAAATCACAATGATGCTTTGCTTCTTCTAGCATTGTGATGTGTCCTGCATGTAGTAAGTCAAAAGTACTACATGTAAAACCTATCTTACCACAGCCTTTGTAATCTAATTTCATGTTATACTTGATTGTATCCTAAAGAAATATTGGGCGGAGTATTTTCATTTACAAATTTAAAAATGTGTTGTATATGATCTATATCTTCTATAGTCCTCACACTACAAACTTCGTTTGCAAAATGAAGTTCAACACCACTATTGACTGCTAAACGAAGTAAGGTCTGTCTTCTAAACGGATCATCAGGTAAGCAGTATATACTACATAATACTATACCCTCAACACCAAATCCAGTAATCATTTTTTCTAATCCAGGCAACCAGTCTAAGTATTCATTCTCAAATTGATAATCATTTATTTTGATGTTATGCTTGTTAGTGTAGTCACTAATAATAGCTCTTTGCATTGGCAGTGGTAAAGGATTACTCCAATTAGAATTCCAGCCAGCATAAGTAATCCACTTTTTACTGTTATCAACAGGTCTGGTATCATCACGCTCACCAATAAATCTAAAGTATCCGCCAGGCAGTTTTCTGTGATAGTGTCCACCCACAGGAAGTATTCTACCGTCCATACTCCAACGTGTAATATCTGTGTCGTTGTTAAAGTTGCCATGAATATGATGTTGCTGAAACAGGTGTGCTTGGCCAGGCTCTAGTGTTACAGGATAAACATGTTTGCTACATTCTGATTGGATAGTATCATAATCCCATCTTTCTGCATATGCTCTTTTAGTAAGGTCGTCTGAAATATCCCAATCCATTATCTGCATACTGTTATTGCCATAGCATTTGGTAAATGGTGTCCATATAGTTCTTAAACCCAATCCGTTACCAACCCAAATGCCTTGGTGGAATGCAAGTAGTCTGCCTACTTTTTCCTGATTGGGTATAACAATTCTCACAGTAAAGAATCTCTGTATCATCCAGTCATCCTGATCAATTAAATCAGGTACACAATCACTGTAATAATCATCTATTTTTTGTTGTAACTCTGGGGTATCAAATTGTTTTTGACAATGTTTTCCAAGCTCAGAGATTTCTGTAGGTGACAGTATCTTGTGCACTGTTTCCAGGGATTCTATTTGGGGGAATTTTTCTTTAGCAATATTTAACCAGTACTCTGGCCAGTTATGCTTAGATAAATCATAATTTAAAGTTTGATTGTCCCATCTAGGATCAAGGTCATTTACGCTCATCTGAACTCCGTACGAATATGATAAATACTTATGTAAAACATACCTGGCGGAGTAAAATTTAGTGGCAGAACATAAAGACTATGGCCTAGCGGGAGCCGGACGTAGCCTACAACTAGGTAAGCAAGGTCCTAAACTTGTTGGCAACGCAGATAACGATACATTTCTTTTTACCACTGAAGATGGTAGTACCCTTACACGAGCAAGTGGTGCTAATGCAATTAATTCATCAGATTTAGTAACAAAGGCACAATTAGATGCACTTGCAGGCGGTGCAGGTACAGACGGTTTTAATTTACAATTAGGTAATATCAGCAGTCAGGGAGACGCAAGTTGGACTGACGGTGCTGTACAGACTATTACCAATACTACTTCAGTATCGCAAGCAATTGACGACCTCAACGAAGCAATGGAAAATGTGCGTAACAACACTTTTGTTAAGAGTGTTGACTTCACTGTGGACAACAGTGTAGGTGGTGCGCCATTAGTTAGTACTCTCACTATATCCACTGTGGGTAATCCAGACAGATATACCATTGTTTGGGGCGATGGTACAACCACAACTGCTACTGCAGATAGTACTCCAACCCATACATATTCAAACAATGCATTATCACCATTTGACGTAACTGTAACAGCATTTAATAGTTCAGGAAGTGGTACAGGTTCAACTGCAAGTACAGAAAAAGTAGACTTTATTACATTGTATACTGCTAACCCAGTCGCTGACTTTGATTTTTATGCGGCGGCAAGTGGTGGATCACCAGTTACACTTGTTGATGATGGTACAGCATTGTATTTTGAGAATACTACTACCAACATTGGCGGTGCTGACGCAACTTACACCATAGAGTGGGGCGACGGTTCTGCAAACAGTAATATTAGCCAAAACGATTTCCCAGGCGGTGAAGCAGGTTCAAGACTTGCTCATACATTTACTAGCTCGACTGAAACTGATCAGGAGTACACAGTTAAATTAACACTGGATACTCATAGTACAGCAGACCCTGCTGTAGTACCAAATAACGTGAGCGCCACTGTTAAAGTTTACGATACGCATACTCCAGAAGTTGCATTAGACACAACCAATGTGATTAATGAAGAAACATCAAGTGGTGGTGTTGTAACATTTACTAACAATACTGAAAACACTATTGGTAGTTACGCAGACTTTGGAATACAATACAGATACGTTTGGGGCGACGGCACAACAACTACGGTAAATGTTGGTGCTGGAGGTAACGGTGATACAGGCGGAACAATAACGCACACTTATGCACTAAGTGGTGCTCAACAAGCGGCAGGAACAGCAGTTGACTTTACTGGTAATTTAGAAGTTATATCAAGCCACACAGGTTCACCTTTCAAAACTTCAGACTTTACTGTACACTTGGAACCAGACGTTAGAGCAAGTATTACTGGTTCAAGTACCACAAGCAGTCTCAGAGAAAGTGATCATGGTGTAACAGATCTTTATAATGGCGTTGATTTAAGTGGTACTAACAGAGCAGAAGTTACTATAGACAATACCACACAAAACGGTGATTCATATGTTTATAGTTGGGGCGATAGCAGTTTAGATACAGCAGTTTTAGAATCGGGAGCAGGCGCAGGTAGTGTTGCTGGCGGTAATATTACTCACAGTTACTTAGGTGAAGCAAATACCAGTTATACATTAACAATGACTGCAAGTGGTACACCTGATATTACAGCTCAAACAGATACTGATACTGTAACATTTACATTGAGAGCCGTACCAAGTGCTCCAGCAGGTGTTAGCAGTAAAACTTTACATCTAGCAACAAATGGAAATCATACAGCAAGTTCTAAATTAGCATCAGGTGCAATAGACAATGCAGGTAGTGGATTAAGTGCAGGTACAGCCTTAAGCACTGATACAGCAAGAAGATACGATACTACTACAAGTATCAGCACAGATTTAATCAGTGACGCCTATAACAGTTATAACGGAAATGTTACAGCATACATAGATGGTGTTGCTGACGGAACAAAACAATTTACATCTGCTACAGGTGAAACAGGAACATTTACATCGCTGGTAATTACCAGTGAAGGTGATGCACATAACGAAATAGGTTCAGCACAATATCCTGAGAACTTCTATCAAGTGTTCACAGGCAGAATTACAAAAGATATTAGCAGTTTAAATTATGGTGTGCATACAATGTACATAGGTCATGACAGCACAGGCAATACAAACAATGTGCATGTTGTGTATGACAATGTAAACACTGTGCCCACATTAGATATAAGTGGTGCAAGTTTACAAGAAGAAACAAATGGTTCACTTAGATATGTAAGTGGTATTCCTTATTACAACTCAGGTAACCCAACAGTAAAATTAGTGGGTGCCACAGTCACAAATCTAGTTGGACAAGCATACAAAGATGACAGTGCTATTTTTAATATTCAGAGTGGTACTAACACAGAAGGTTCAGGTTCAGCAGTACAGGTTGAAGGCAGAAGTTATTCACAAATAGATGGTGCTGTATCAATGTTAAGTGGTGGTATTCCTGTTGCTAACGTTGGTGTTGGTGGTGCTTATACATTAGGTAATGTAAGTATAGACATTTCAACAAGCAGTGTTAATACTGTGGAACCAATTAAGTTTACTATAGAAAATTTAATGGGTACAAGTACTGCAACTTCAGATACCTCACAACAAATTCAGGTTTGGAGAATAACTCCAACATTTGATGAGGGTGCTATACCAGTAAGCGACAGTTTAGGTGCTGGTTTTACCGACGACGGAGTTAGGGTTACTGGTTTCGGTGCGTCTGCAGATACTCCGGCATTTGATAATAGTGTTAATAACTATACCGCAAATGCTTGGAGCGGCGCCGAAACCATCTCTGGCACAGCAGAAGCAGTGAATAGATTCAATGTGCTGACTCATTATGATACAGATTTAAGTTCAGGTTACTTGCCAGTAGGCCCAGACTTAGCAACTGGCAGAAGTGGTGCTCAGTACTTTACTTTTGCATTCCGCAGAACCACAATGAGTAACTTTGATATTACTCTTACTGGAACAGTAAGTGGTATATGGATTGCGGCACCTGGTACAGATATTGATAGTACATCAGGATTAAATGGCTGGGTACATGCTGGTACAACTTATGGTGGTGCTGGTACACCTGGTTCAAACACAGGTGCTGGTGGTAACGGATCAGATGGTTGTGCATTTACATCAGGTGACAGAATTATAGACGGTACTGCATATAGCGGTGATTCATTTACAATGACACTGGGTGATCAGAACGCAACAAACTCTACAGGCAATAACATACTTGTTAGAGTAAAATTAGAGGACGGCGACAGTTTAACTGCGTTGAGTATTAGTTAATGGCTATATCAGATTCACAAAAAGTTGATTTACTTTGGAAAAAGGTAGGCTTTGGTAAGGCAAAGACAGATACCAACGACAATAAGAAAGCGCCTAACGAAGCCATTACATCAGATTTTGTAGTAAAAACAAGTCAAATTTGGGCACAATCAGGTAGTATACCAGGTGTGATACCCACTGCGAATTCAAGCATTGTAAATGTTTATGCTGACAGTATTAGCAATGCGTTAGAGACTGTTGAAGATACAACAGCAACAAATAACAGAACTTGGAAAACAAATGTTACTAACTGGATATCACCTGGGTTTGGTGCAACATATCAGTTAAAAGTATATGCTGGTGCATCTGGACAAGCAAACGTTCAAAGCACAGGTGTACAATTATTTGAAACAGGTTCAGGTAATGACGACCAATGGTACTTTGATTACCAGTCTGGTGTGTTGCACTTTATAGGCAACAACTTACCCACAGCAATAGGCACAAGTACAAGTAACGTGATACATGTTAGTGGTGCTGTTTATACTGGTCCAACAGGTATTGGTTCTGATGCATCTGGTGCAAGTAGCACCTTTAGAAAGAGTAATTTAGCCGCTGTTTGGGCAGATAGTTCAATTAATGAAGGCGATATTATTGAAGTTGCTGATGCCGGTGATGGTGAATATGCTGTTTATATTGCTAAACAAGATGCACCTACTAGCACAGGACATTTAACACTGGTTAGCACCAGAGATAGTGGTGCTACAGATGCCCAGACATTAAGTGCATCTGTTACTTATAACAGTGGAAATGTTACACTGGGCAACGTCAGTTCAGGCAGTAGACCATTAAGTGTTGTAGTAAATGTGACTAATGCATTTGATGGCAATACTGAAATCACAATAGGTGACGATGCTAATCCAAGTAGATTAATGAGCACCTCTTACGTTGATTTAAGTGAGACTATAACATTTGTAACTAATCCAAGTTATGTTTATGTTAATGCTATTGATGCTGATAATACATTAAAAGTATATGTTACTGCAGGCAATAGTACTGTTGGTAATGCGACAATCTTAGTTAGTTATTCCTAACAAACTATAAATATTTACATGATTAAGAAAATACCGTTCGAGTATATCTATCCTATCTGGAAAGAAAAATTATGGCCAGATAGATCAAGCGACATAGAACCCATGAGTGCCATGACCTGGCCATTCGAGGGCGACCCTCAACCTATTAATATGAGTATTTTCGAATATGAGCCTGTGTTTTGGGGGAGATTCGTTGACGGTAAATTGGTAGGAGTTAATTCAGGTCATAGAACTAATGAATGGCAATATCGTAGTAGAGGTATTTGGGTAGACCCTGATTACAGAATGCATGGGATATCACAAGAACTTTTCATGATGACTGAACATCAAGCAAAAGTGGAAGGGTGTGAAATGATTTGGAGTATTCCAAGAAAAACCGCCCTAAGTGCCTACACCAAATTTGGTTTCGAAACTGTGGGCGATTATTTTGGTACTGAAACTGCTGACGCAAACATCTACGTCAAAAAGGTTATTAACTAGATTTTCTGCTTGCCAATTCAGATTCTAAAAATTTTAGCATGTTATCTGCATCGGATACTTCAAAAGGATCTGATTCAGCATTGTCTGCAAAGCCTGGTTCTACAAACATCTGCTCAACTACACCATCGTTGACCACCATGCTGTATCTCCAACTACGAAGACCAAAGCCTAAGTTATCTTTGTTAACTAGCATACCCATTTTACGAGTAAATTCACCTGTACCATCTGGAATCGATTTTACATTTTCAACTCCCATTTGGTTCATCCAGGCATTCATTGTAAATGTATCGTTAACACTTAAACAATAGACTTCATTGATACCATACTTTTTAAAATCTTGATATGACGCTTCATAACCAGGAAGATGAGTACTACTACAAGTAGGTGTAAATGCTCCAGGCAATGCAAATACTACTACTCGCTTACCCTGAAAAATATCTCTGCTTGTTACATCCTTCCAAGCAAATCCTGGTTGTTCATCAGTCTTTACCCGTGTTTTAAAAACAACTTCAGGTACTCTGATAATAAATGCTGACATATATCGCTCCTATAATATTACGTCTATTTAGTGGGGTGTTAATAATTTGAGGTTATTAAACGGATTCGTATGAAATTTGTAAAGGATGACCTGCATGTCTGCTCAACAAAGATGCTTCGTGTGTTTTTTGTTCAGCAACTTCAAAACTATATGTAGCCGCAACAGCTCTACCTTCATTGTGAATTTTAATAGTAATTTCTTTTGCTTGCTCAATATTTTTATTGAACACTTCAATCAACAAATGAATAACAAACTCCATGGGAGTAAAATCGTCATTATGAAAAATAACATTATAACGATTAGGGTATGTTACTTGTACACTTGATCTTGTATTTGTTTTTGTTTCTGCCATCTCTTTTACCAATAGTTTGGGGGCATATTCTGCCCCCAAGATTATTTAAAACTAAGAAATTTTAATTTTCTTAGGCTTGGCTTCCTCTGGAACGTTCAAGAATAAAACAATCTTGAGTATGCCATCTTTTAAGGATGCCTTCTGTACTTCCACATGCTCTGCAAGT